AGTGGTACAGGCTTAAATAACTATTTCGTGCTTTTAGCCCCTACTGGTATCGGGAAAGAGGGTATATCGAAAGGTATCAACCGTATGCTAGGTGCAATCACACCGCAACAGCCAATGGCGACTAAATTCTTAGGGATTGGTGAGTTGGTATCAGGTATTTCTTTGCTACGCTACCTATCAGAAGAAAGCAACTGCTGTTTAACCGTACAGGGTGAGTTCGGCTTAACAATGCAACGTATGACTGGTAGATTAGCAAACGCCCCTATGCTCCAATTACGAAAAATTTTGCTTGAATTATACGGAAAAAGCGGTAAAGGCGAGGTTATGCGTGGTTCTGTGTATGCTGACACTAACAAGAACATTAAAGAGATCGAAGCACCTGCATTTAGCTTATTAGGGGAAAGCACACCTGAAACCTTTTACGAAGCATTATCTGAAAGTTTAGTGGACGAGGGTTTAATCAGCCGTTTAAATATTATTGAGTGTAGTGCAATCCGTCCACCATTAAACAAAGAGCATTATGCTGTACAATTACCGCCTAGCCTACAACAATGGATTTTAACGTTGGTATCAAACAGTTTAACGCTTAATGCTACAAATACCGTAATCAATGTTGAAATCAACGAACAGGCTCAACGTATGCTAGACGACTTTGATAAATTTTGTGATAACACAATCAACAATACGAGTGATGAAAGCTACCGCCAGTTGTGGAATAGGGGGCATTTAAAGGCTTTGAAAATTTCAGCACTCTTTGCTGTGGGCGATAATATGTATAAGCCAGTTGTTACCGTTGAACACGTGAAATATGCAATTAAATTTGTGCAAGATAGTATCTCAACAATCTACAACCGATACAGCAAAAATGAAATCGGGGCAGGTTCGGTTAGCGAAACTAAGCAGGTTGTTGATGTGTGTGCAATTTTTAGACGGTTCTTACTCAATCCTGACCGCATTAAATTTCCGCACCCACTGATGAAAGAGCATTATGTATTCCCTGCACAGGATATTATGCGAGCCACCACCAGTTACAAATCGTTTAAGTCGGCAGTGATTTCAAAAGCCGAATTGTTTAAACGTGCGATAACTGTGCTTGAAACGTGGGGCGTGATTGAAGAAGTCAAAAAATATGACTTAATCGAAAAGTACAATTATCGTGGGAAAGCGTACTCAATCATAATGCCTAATTATTTCTTGAAAGAAGAATATTTAGGGCTTACGGCTCAATAAGGGGGTAGATCCTAAAACCGAAATTTTTATAGGGGGTAGGATCGGATTTCCAAAATTTTTATATATCACATAGGAGTTAGTTAAAATGACACCAATTTACAAAAAAGTATATGATTTAAACAAATATGAAGCTAGATTAATACGAGATCTTATTCGTTTAAGCATTAATCATATTGATATGACCGAAAAAGGTTTTACAACCCCATTTAAAGGTAAAATTTCTGATATTGAATGGACTGAATACCCTAGCGTATTTCGTAACAGTGATTATCGCTTATCGTTTGAGTACAATAACGCACTTGTATCGTGCATAGTGCAAGGTTATGCGGTTGCTGATGTTTGTAAAGGCAATAATATATTGAGCAACGGGGAATATATCCGCACTGCTTCACTTACATTTAAAGAATATCGTTCTGAAAAACCAATAACAAGCCTATTTAATAGACGGATTTTTATTAATTTTACACTTGAATACGATCCACTTATTCGTGATATTCAAGAGGGAACAATCGAGGGTGCGTTGCTTAAAGGCGTTGAGTTATATAATAACCGTGATGTGTATTAAATCCGCCTTTCTTTAATCAATCCGACCGAGCCTTATATATCCGTTTGTTTAATCAGACGAGCCATATATAAGGCTTTTTTTGATCTGACCGCCTATAATATACCATTTTGATCTGACGACCGATAATAGGCGGTTTTGTTAGTTCGGGTGCAAGGGTGCATTTTGCCGATAGCACTTCAAAAATTTCACAACCACTGAATAAATTTCCACTGGTTATCCATACAATAAAAACTGGTTATTTTTACAATATTGTATATTTTCCACTGTTTAAGCATACATATCGCAAAAATACGCCTAAATCAAGCATAGACGCACTTTTATTTTAGGTAATACCTTTGTATAGGTTAGCATTAAAAAGCCTCAATTTGAGCCGTTTATAAAGCCATTTTTGTGGATTGGTTGCCCACAATTAGACGGCAAAAGAAAAGCAGACTTTTTTTCGCCTGCTCAAGAAATAGAAAAAGGGCGGTATTTAACCGCCCTTTAAAAGTTTTTTGTATTTTCTTTTTGCCCTTTCTCGTTGGGTATATAACCGCCTTTTTTCTGTTTTATTGTGGGCAAAATGCCCGACAAGATACGCTATTAATGCAAGGATTGAGATTATAACGATCCACATTTTGCTATAAAATGCACTTGATAAAAACATAAGTACACAAAAAGCACTGATCCAAGCTAACAAAAATCCCATTATAAACCGCCCACACGCCAAAGATAAACTAAAGCCAATACGCCATAAATTGAGCCAAAGACGATCACCATAGCCAAAGACAAGGCTATATTCTCAAGTAGTTTTTTCATAGTTAATCCTTATTCATTCCAATTTTTAAAACGATATATTCAGTTTTATTTTTGCCAAAAACAATCGCTTTATTTACTGATTGGTTGCTTTCTTTAATTGTTGCAATTTTAAAAAGTTTTTTCACAGATAACACGTTAAACATAATTTACTCCTTGATGATAGGGTGAAGCCAATCATCACCCTTTGATCTGTATATTATACCAATTTGTTTTGATTGTCAATGATTATTTTAAATTATTTTTATAAATCTATACTTAAATCTAAACCATTAAAGATATTGTTAGCTTGATCTGAATACGGTTTATAAAATCGCCCTACTTTTTCACAAATTAGCCCTTTATGATAATACCAAAGGCGATCAGGATAATTTTTATTGAGTGCCTGAAATTTTGCGATAATTTCACGGCAAGCGGTCAAATCTTCTTCAATATTGTAACTATTTAAAACATAGCCGTAACCGTATTTTTTGCCAGTGTATTTCTTGATCGGTAAAGCATACGCCCATTCGTCTAATTGATCGGTATTACATTTTAAAATATTGGCTAATTCGATCCGCCCTATGTAATAGCGTGGATTACCGTAATAATCATTGAGTAACGTAATAAAATTATTCATTTTTATAACTCCATTTCATCTTTATAATCTTGATAACAAGGAAGATCATTTTCTTCTGCAAATTTTGCCAATGTGTAAAAACTAGCATAATTTGAAACAATTTCTAATTGTGAATTGTGTGATCTAATACGCCCATAATTATCAACAACAAAATAACTTGCATTTTGATCTATACCGTCAAAGCTTCCACGTGTAAAAGCTTTTAATAAACTTTGATAATCTTCATATTGATTTTTAACCGTTTCTTCAAAATCGCCAAAAACTAAATAACCGTAATTGTTTTGTTCATTATAAACGTAAAATAATTCCAGCCAATCTTGGCTATCAAAGTTATCTTCTAAATATTTTTGAAAAGTCATTTTCTGTTCTCCTATGTTTAAACGACAATGCAATATTACAAGATTAAAAGGTAATTGTCAATACTTAATTTCAATTTTATTTATAAATGTTTAATTCATCAGGTAAATTTTGTTCAAGATATGCCACAATTTCGGCTTTCACATCTACGCCAAAAGTGCGGTCATAATCATCAAAAGAATATGAAGAATTTTTGAAGCCGTTTATCACTTCTTCCTTGCTCCATTCATAGTTATTTGATAAAAATTCGGCTAGATCAATTTCTTCTAATTCTTCTGTTTTTGCATTGTGGGCAAATTGGCTATTTTCAACATTAAGCACAGTTAGACGACAATAGCAAAGAGTATCATAAAAGAGATTTGTTAAATAATCTTGGCTATGATAAGCCTTTCCAACAATTCGCACTTTCACGCTATCGCCTTGACTATATCCAGTGATGATAAAATTATAATCATCAGATTGATAACCAAGATTATCAGCTAATCGTTCATAATAAGCCAATTTAGAAAGGCTTGTTAATTCTGCAATAATTTCCGCTTTTGTATCGTCATTGTTTAGCCAATCCATTCCAATATCATCACAAATTGCCCACAAATCGCTTTTCTTCATTTTCTCCAATTTAGATTTAGAAAAGGCTTTTTCTTCTGCTTTTGTAGTATCTTCAAAAATAACTAAATAATCATTCTTGTAAATCACTGGGCATTCGCAGCCGTCCAAGAATTCACGGCAAAAAATTTGTGATAATTCAGTATCCTTGAAAGTGTTTAATTCAAATTTAATCATTTTTATTTTTCCTTATGTGTTAGTCTAAATCACCGTTAAGCACTACCGCCTAACTTCTGTAATGTATTCTATCAATTTTATTTTTAAATGCAAGTGTTAAATGTAAATATTTTATACTTTTTTGTTTAATTGCTTAAATTTTAGGCGATAATGCTAAATCTAAGTAAAAAATTATTATCGGATTATTATTTTGGGTTCTAATAAAATCAATAGGTTAGCGAAAATTATTATTAGATTATTATCAAATTATTATTGTTAAGTCTTTGTTTTTTAAGGAAAAAGCTTGCTTTACTATGATTTTTCTAAAAAAAGGGAAAAAAGAGAAAAAAAAAGTTGTGATAAATATACAGTAGTATATGTATATATATACAGTAGTTTAAAAAAAGAAATTTTTATAATAATCTATAATAAAGTATATATATATCATATATTTATATATAATAATTTTATAATAATTTTATAGTAATCTAATAAAGCTCAATCAATTTTATTTTCTTATGTTTATTCTCAATGTTTAACTTCAACATTTAACGTAAACATTGATTTTTAACTTATGCAATAATATTGAATAAAAATGCACATTTTCAGCATTTAGGCTTCATATAATGTAAAAATGTTCGTATAACCCACATTATGTTAAATTGCACTTAAACGTAAGTTATTGATTTTAAAGTAAATATTTACATTGAATAATTATGCAATGATTTAATCTAAATGATTATTTTTATCATTTAATTCATTTTTATAGTTAAATGTTCTTTCTTCTTTCCTTTCTTTTAATCCAATCGCTTTTTATGGTCGGGAGTGATACCCACCCACACCCGAAAAATCGGGCATAGGGGGTACGTGTTGTCCCACACTTCCGCCACGACCCATTTTTCGCTTATCGCAAATTTTTTATTTTAAATGTATTGACTTTCACTTTTCTTAAATGTAATATCTCAATCACTGAAATAAATCAGTATTTTTAAATTAAGATCTTGACACCTTGTTTTTAAAGGTTTAAGATAACCTCAACAACAAACAAATGACATAAGGAGTTAAAATGTTGGATAAAGAAGAAGTATTGAAATTGGAAGCTGAATTGAAAGCTATTCAAGAAAAGTTACACGTTCACTACATTGAAGAAATGCTACATAATTGTGGGATTTCAGCAGGTGAAAAGGTGTTTTGTTACACTAAAACATATCAACTGTTAGATATGGATAAATTAATTCGTTATAACAAAGTAGGCGGTTATATTAGCCTATATGGACGAATGATTAAGAAAAACGGTGAGCCTAGCGAAGTAGTACACTGTTTAAGCAAATATGGTATTCGTAAAATTGAGGAGTAAATTATGTTTAAACTTGATAAAAATGTTCCATTAAGAAGTATTACACTTTTAGATTTACCTGACGGTAATAGAAAAACTGTGGGCTATTTCCTAACAGATTTAGCGAAATATCCTAGTTTTAACCCTAGAATGCGTGGTCGCTATAACGGTTACGTAATTTTAGGTAAAAATCACCCGTTTGACGGCACAAGAGATATTATCGGTAATTATGATGTTCACGGTGGCATTACATTCGCCAATAAGCTCAAAGATTTCAATATTGACCCTTATCCTGAATTGTGGGCTTATGCTGATAATTGGGTTGTTGGATTTGATACGGCTCACGCAGGGGATAATGCTGAAAATTGGAGTTTAGACAAAACGGTTAATGAAACTATTAAACTATCTCAATTAATGAATAAAGTTGAAGATTACATTGAAGTTGAATTGAAAAATATCACTTCACGTATTTTCTTCTATATTGAGGGTGTGAAAGATATTATTTATTTTTATGACGGTGTGGAAGATAGATTGTTTGAAACAAACGGTGCGTGCTTTACGCATATTGAAACATTTATCACTCCACATAAAATTAAAATTTTATACAAATATTAAAGAGGTGATTTATGAGTGGTGAAGCTATGCTCGTTGAAGCAATCGCTGAAACATTAAAAGTTATGAAACAGGAAAATCCTATGAAAGTGTTATTAATGGCGAAAGAAGCCAAAGCTATGGCAGATGACCACAATACATATAAACGTGTGTTGAAAGCTATCGCTAAACTTATTCGTTTACACGCAAGCAATGGCAATTATGAATGTGTTGTTGAAATCAACAGGCTTGAGCCGAAAATTAATAAAGAGCGTTTAGCTTTCTTATTAAGAGATGAGGGTTACAAAGTTATTATTTTCGGTCAATCTATGCGTATTCGTTGGGGTAAATAAAATGCGACCGTTAGACATTATGATTGATGATGAAAAACGTGCGGATCTGTATAAACGCATTAATGGACTGGTTCGATTAGCGATTGAGCTTGAAATTAATTACGTAACCTTTATGGTTGGTGGCTTTACACCTAAAGAAATGGAAGAAATCCTAGCTCATATTGAAAAACAAGGGTATTCTTACAGATATTATCCGCACTTTGGCACATTACACTTAGAATGGGGTACGAAATGACTGACTATGAAAAAGAATTGCGAGCTTTAATGGAAACTCACAAAAATTTAAAAAATGATTTGTATAATGTTGAATTAGCAATCCGTAAAATGAAAGTATCGCAGATAATGGAAGAATACGAGCTTGTGGGCGGTGAGTTAGTGGAAGTACACGGTAAACGCTATCTTATTGTGAGTTTTGATACAATGTGGCAGGAAAATCGGGATTGGTACAGCATTTGGCTAAAAGCCTATCCGATCAAAAAGGACGGCACACCGTCTAAAAAAGTTGAAACTATCTATGCGAGTAAAGAACGAATTAAGAGGGTTTAAGTTATGATTACAGCAAAAGAAGCACGTGCTTTATACTATAAACACAAAGACTATGTGAAAGAAGCTCACGATTTTGTGTGGCGACTTGGTGAAAAGATCACAGATTTAGCCTATAAAGGTAAATGCTGTGTTGAAATTGAAATGCCAACCAACAATATTATTGCAGAAATTGTTATTAATGCTTTAAATGTAAATGGTTACGGTTGGGCGACTAAAATCGTAAATGATAAAGTAATTCTTCAAATCGGGTGGTGATGTATGATTAGTCTTGCAAATTTAAGAATGATTGCCGATAGAGAAAGTAATTTTAACGCTATCTCTAAAAATTTAGAAGATAGAATGACCGAAATTGCAGAGCAAGGCGGTTATTATATTGAATATTCAGATAGTGATGTTGATATTGTTTCAAGATTAAGACGTTATTTTGAATGTTTAAATTTTGAAGTATCACAGAGATCTGGAACAAAAATTGTAATTTATTGGTGGTAAAGGAGTTTATTATGTTATACGCAATTTTATTTGGTTTAGATTTTTATCAATCTTTAAAGACAGTGTTTATTGTAATACAAGGCTTATACTTTTTAGGATTGGTTCTATCTTTATTCATTATATCTATTTTAACAGAAGCTTATTATAGCTATGAGAAAGCAGTACGAGAAAACCACGAGTATCATATAAAATTTTATCTTAGTGAAGCTATGACATATAAATTCTGTAAAGGATTTATTAAGAAATGGTGGATCGGTGTTTTAGTTACACTCACATTTTTCGCACCGTCCAAAGAAACGATATATATTGCCACAGGACTTTATGTAGGCGAAAGTGTATATACTGCATACAAAGATACACCGCTTGCGAAAAAGGCATATAATTTAGCCGAAATGAAGCTGAATGAACTGCTAGACGAAAAGTTAAATGAAAGTTGTGCTGAAAATGGCAATAGTAAAAAGTAAAATTTTTGACGGTATGCTACTTCAACTTAGATCAGACTTTGTGGACGGTGTTGCAATATACACCGTTACAGTTGAAAGCTCGAACACTACGAATATACAGCCATTGGTTAAACGCACACGCTTGCAGAGTGAAGCCGAACACATATTTAATCTTTGGCAAGCAGGATTGCATAATACTTGTGGAGCTTTTGTATGAATGTTTTTGATTTATACGGAACGTTGCAAATATGGTTTAATGATAACGAGGGCGTATTAGTATATAAGCGTTATCCTTTAAACGAAAAATATAAGCGAAAAAATTTAAAAAATATGTTGCAAGATCTTAAAAACGGCAATATAATTGAAATCGAATACAAACACGGGAACACAGCAAGATTTTTAGGTCGTATGTGGAGTGATTTCCGAGAGAGTATTCAAATGGTGCAATATCCGAAAGAGCAAAAGATTTACTTCTTTCAGAAAACCTGCGGTATTGCGAAAGAAAACTTTAAATATCTAAGGAGTGCAAATGCCAGTAGATATTGTATTCAATCTGCTCCTTTCATTCGTTTTGCTAACCTTTAGTGGTTACAGAGTAAAGCAGATTTTCCTCGAAGAAATCCAATTACCAGTTGCACGACAGTTAATGTGGGCTATGCTATTTATCATTAGCGGTGTGATGACTGGTGTGAATTTTATGATCTTTATTAAAACCTTATGGGGGTTATTATGATTTTAGACAAAGATTATTGGGCGACACCGCAGGCTGTGGTGAAAGGTATTAGCTCTTATTGTTATGCAAAAGGGTTAGTATCGTTGCCGAAGCCGACTATTGATGTATGTGCGACACCATTCAATACTAAAGTTCAAGATAATTACATCACCGAAGAAGAAAATGCCTTAGTTGCAGATTGGGGTAAATTCGGCTTGGCTTGGTGCAATCCCCCATATAGTCGGGGTAATGTAGGTTTATTCTTTAACCGTGCATTGGAGCAATATCGCAAAAATCAAACTGAAACAATTATGCTGTTGAACTGTGATAATGGTACAGCTTGGTTTGCAGACATTATCGCCCACGCTAAAGCGGTGATCTATGTAATGAATGGTCGGATTAAGTTTTTAGACCCTGAAACGGGTGAAGAAGCGAAAAATCCCCCTAAACCTAATATGGTAGTGGTAGTCGGTGAACGCACTAACGATCATATTGAAACACACTACTTATCCCTTGACGAAATCTTTAAATTGGGAGCTTAAAATGCTGTATGTAATTATTGTGTTAAACATTGTAGCGTATTTTACGCATAATCAAACGCTTATTGATGTATCTACCTATACAGGTTGGTTTGTGGGTATTCTAAGTACATTACTTCAATTTACAGCGTTAGTAGCTATCGGTGCAGGATATGTTAGTCTTGATGATTGTAAACCTAGACGACTTCACGCTAACCCTTACTACGCATATCCACGAATTATCGCAATTTTAGTATCGTATGTTTTGATTGATGTAGGCTATCTTGGTGTATGGTTGGCGTGTTTATGCTTTATTGAATACGTTGTGCATTTATCTTACTTTAATTATATGCAGGGGAAGTAGAATGAGTATTCCTAAGTCGTTACAAGTGCAGGTCGGTGGTTCGCACTACAAGAAATACCACATTCAGCCGTTAGAATACGCTGAAAAGATTGGATTAGGTGCTATGTGCTTCTGTGCGTTTAAATACGTTACACGCTACAAGGACAAGCACGGTGAAGAAGATTTGCGTAAAGCCTTACACTGCCTTGATATTTATGAGGAGTGCGGTATAGCGAAAGATAGTATCAAAGTTGATACAGATTATCTAATCGACTTTTTAAGTCAGTTTGATGACAATCAAGGTCAAGCCTTATTCATCATCATTCAAGCTCAATGCAACAAAGATCGCATTAAAGAAGCAAAATCTGCGATTGAAAAACTTCAAAAACTGTTAAAAGAGGGAGCAAAAATGGAAACAGTTAAATGTACATTCGAGGGTAAAAATCAAGTTAAACACGAATTGTTTGTTACAATGCCTAGTGATTTCCACAAATGGACGACTGATCGCAAACAATCACATTTTACATCACTTGGTCGTAAAACTTACGGCAAACATACAGTCTTATTAAGTGTAGTAAACGTTAATACAGGTGAGGTGTATTGTGGTGAATAGATTCCGCAAATGGTTTCCGTTTATCAAAAACGGTAGCGAAACAGTATCAACAAATAAAGCGACTTGCGAAGAACAAAGCCGTAAAGTGAAGAATATCAATTATAATGAAGTCAAGCATAATGTTACGTATTGGGTTTGCACAATGAACGGTGTATATCCTATTCGTGGCTTAAAATTAAAACGAAATGATTGTGCGTTTATTACTAAGATTTCATTACATAAAGGCTTCATTTATGCTACGCAGGAAGAAGCAAACTATGTATATGATTGCATTATGGGGGTGCGTAATGGTAAATAAGCCAAAGAGCGAACACGTTGAGCAAGTCGAGTTCTTTCGTTGGTGTGCCGAAGTTGCCTATGCAGGATTTGATTTAGTTGTGGGCAACGCACCGAAGCCGTATGCCGATAACTTGCGACACCCGATCAAATCATTGAAGCTGATCCACGCTATCCCTAATGGCGGTGCGAGAGGTAATGACGGTCGCACTAATATGATACGTGGTGCTATGTTGAAAGCAGAGGGTGTGCGTAAAGGTGTGCCTGATATTTTCTTACCGTTTCCTTGTGGTGGCTATCACGGACTTTACATTGAAATGAAAGTCGCTGACCGCACTAAAGGTCGAGTTAGTCAAGAGCAAACCGACTTTATGAATGAAGTAATGCAGTTGGGGTATCGTTGCGAAGTATGCTACGGTGCAGAAGAAGCAAAACAAGCGGTGATGAAATACTATGGGTACAACGTATAGTGTGGTAATCAGTGAACATTCTAAGGTTATTGTTACATACTCAAACGGGTGGTACACTGCTCAACACTTTAAAAATGGGTGCAGTCGTGGGCTTGAAGCAAAGCAATCACGATCAAAAGATGAAATTAATCAATTCATAGAAAATTTAAAGGAAATTTTTAATGCGTAGTATTAGTGCAAATGATCTTAAAGAACGTGCGTTAGAAATTATGCGTATCAAGTTAGGCGAATTGTGTGCAAAACTGAATGATGAATACGAAGATTATCGTTTTTATGTTAAAGATGATAGTGTTTGGTTGGATTGCTCAGATTATTCACCACGAGATATAAAAATTTACTAAAAATTTAAAATAATTATTGACAAGTGCAGTTAGCTGTTTATAATTGCACTTGTTGATTAACAACAAACTAACTTAATATAAAGGTGCAAATTATGATTAAATTAACTCAAAAAGAATTAGAAGTATTAGAAGCTATTGGTTCATATCAACCAGTAGAGGGTAAACCGAACTTCACCACTTCAACCAGTAATAAAGCGATTGTTGCTCTTGAAGCACAACAATTAATTCAAACACGCAAAAAAGGTATTCACATTGAAGCTGCATTGCTTGATTTAGGTGTGGCTGTTTTGAAAGCCGAAGTTGAACACGAAATTGTAACTTCTCACGAAGCAGAAAAGTTTGAGCCTGAACAGCCTGAGCCAGTTGCGGAAGCTGAAAGCCAATTCGTGTTAGAGGACAATGTGCCAATTCCTAACTTACGCAGTCGTGCAAAAAAACCTGTGCCATACCCATTAGACAAAATGGAAATCGGTCAATCGTTTTTCGTGCCAGTAGAAGATAAAACAGCCGACCTTGCAAAAGTGCGAGCAACGTTTTCTACTAAAATCACCCACGCTAAGAAAGCGTTAGGTTTAACTGACCGAGTATTCCATACTGGCGTTGATCCTGAACAATTTGGCTTGCGTGTGTGGCGTAGAGGTTAATAAGTAAATTTTAAAGGCTTGGATAAATTTTCAAGCCTTTTTTATTGCATTAATGAAAATCCCTGATTATAATCCCATATAACGGTGATAATTAGGGAATTGTAGAATGTTGAGTAAAAATTCTGTTATTGATCGGACATTAAACGACAGTTCGACAATGTGGAGTATGTTTACAGGTGTTTTTGGTTCATTTACAGCAGGGGAATGGTGTTTAATTATTACAGCTATCATTACCGTGTTAAATTTTGCGAAAAATTGGTACATTGATATGCGTAAATTGAAGATGTATGAAGAAGAACACAACGATAAAATGAAACATACAGATAAAATTAAACATAAGGACTATGATGATGAAAACTAAAATTGCAAGAGCAGGACGAGTAGGTGGAGCAGGTGCGATTATTTGCTCAGTTGGCGTTGTTGTAGGCATTATGTATAACAATTTAGAGAAAGGTACGTTAGATTATCCTTTACGTGTTACCCCTGAATTTGTGCAGGATATGACAGGTAAATTTGAGGGTTGCCGTTTCAAAAAATATAAAGACGGTGGCGGTATCGACACAATCGGAGTTGGTACGACTTCCGCTATTTGTGGGGAAATCACAAAGAATGAGTTTACCTACGAAGAAATCGCTAAATGGCTTAATAAAGGTTTATGGGAAGCCGAACAATGCGTAAATAACAATTTCAAAGGTGCATTGTTACCGCAACGTGTGTTTGAAAGCCTTGTTGATATGGTTTACAACAACGGTTGCACGGCAGTTAGCAATAACAAAAACGGTCAAATGACTAAGATACGCAGATACGCATTACAGCAAAATTATACCGCACTTTGCAACGGTTATATGGACTGGACTTATGGACGTAATGCCAAAGGTCAAAAGGTGCAAATTAAAGGTTTATATTTACGTAGATTAGCTAATAAAGAATGGTGCTTACGAAATGACTAAATATATTGCTATGGCTCTTTTTGCAGTGGTATCAGTCCTAACAATTATTGGATTGTGTATGCACGTTGGCGAACAGAACGCATTAATCAAAGAGCAGGCTAACGAAATTGAAACGCTGAAAGTTGAGCAGGAACGCACAATCAAGGCTTACGAAGAAGATATTGCTAAACGAGAAAAGAATACTAAAACTCGTAAAGCAGTAATTAAAGAGATTATCAAGGTGGTCGGCAATGAAAAATGTGTTAATGATCCTATTGACAGCACTATTATTGACAGGGTGCAACAGCACAACAAAGCTAAGTAGTGTTATTCCTAGTTGCCGTGTGCCTGATGATATTGAGCAAGGTGCTAAATGGATTGATCTGCTTGACAAGTATTTAGAAACCCGATCTGAATTAGTACAGTGTGCCGAAAAAGTGGAGCGACATAATGGCAGTAAATAATTGGGATATTGTTGCTCAATTTTTCTCACCTGATGAAATTGTAAATTTAAAAGATTTATTTGCTCGTTTAATGGTGAAATACCACGAAAACACAGACAGCATTTTGCAGGATAAAGAGTTCGTTTATCAAGTGCGAGATGTTGCTTGTAGGCTTTACATCATTAACGAGTGGCGATTTGACAAAGACGTTGAAAAACGAATTTTGCATTACCAGTCAGAGGGGCTTGAAACGATCCTACCGAACAAAATGCAAGTAGCAGGAATGTATATGGAACTAGCTAAACGCTCTATTGGTACACGAGATAAAATCTTAGCCCTTGAAGCTTACTCTAAAATTATGGGATTTGATCGAGATGATACTCAACGACAAACAGGTGCAACGCAAAATGTTATCTTGGTAACGGACAACGGCACAGATATGAGTTGGGAAGAAAAATTAGCAAGTAATCAGCTTACCTTACAGAAAAAGGCTGATAGCGTATTAGGTTTAGATGATGACGAAGATTTTAAGCACTAACCGAAAAATAATTTGGCAACCTATCCCGAATAGCAGTCAAGAATTAGCCGTTGATACACGGTGCAACGAAACATTATTATGTGGCACACGTGGCGGTGGTAAAACCGATTGTCAATTAGCGAGTTTTGCTAAATATGTTGGTGTGGGCTACGGTCGATACTGGCGAGGGATTATTTTCGATCAAAAGAACAAATCATTGAACGATATTATTTCTAAGTCGTTAGCAATGTTTAAGCCTATGGGTGGAAAATATAATATCGTTGAAAAGACTTGGACTTTCCCTGACGGTGAAACGTTGCGATTTGCCATTTTGCGTTTGGACGAAGATTACTGGAACTTTCACGGTAACGAATTTTCCTATATCGGCTTCAACGAGCTTACAAAATACCCGACTTCATACCTATATGACGCCATTCAGTCCTGTAACCGTAGCGGTTTTATGCCTGAAAAGCATATCCAATACACGGCTGACGGCAAACCATACCTATTACCGCCTATTCCGTTAATGGTGTTTTCGACTACTAACCCACACGGAGCAGGGCATAACTGGGTGAAACGCAGATTTATAGATGTTGCCCCATACGGTACAGTTGTTAAGAAAACAGACAAAGTGTTTAACCCGAAAACACAGAAAGAAGAACTTATTACACGCTCACAGGTGGCGATTTTTAGCTCATTTATGGAAAACCCATACCTTGACCCCGTGTATATCCAATCGCTTTTAAATTACCCTGATCCAAACATTCGCAAGGCTTGGGCTAAAGGTTCTTGGGATATTACCAGTGGCGGTGCAATCGGTGATTTGTGGGATAGCCGAGTTCACATCATCAAACGCTTTAAAGTGCCGAGTAGTTGGTATCTTGACCGCACTTTCGACTGGGGGAGTTCGCACCCATTTTCTGTGGGTTGGTGGTGTCAATCAAATGGCGAAGAAGCTGAAATTTTACTTGACAATGGGGAATGGATTAAGTTTTGTCCGCCAGCAGGTTCATTAATCCAACTTTATGAATGGTACGGTACAGGTGAAATCGGTACAAATAAAGGTTTATTAATGAGTGCGACCGAAATTGCTAAAGGTATCAGAGAAATTGAACAAGGATTGCTTGACGGTGAATGGATTAGCAGACTTCCTAATTCTGGTTCTGCTGATAATCAGATTTGGAATAAAGTCAATACAGATACAGATTGCATAGCAGAATTTATGGAAAGAGAGGGTGTGTATTGGGAAAAATCGGATAAAAGTAGCGGTAGCCGTAAAAATGGTTTACAATTATTGCGAGAACTTTTAAACAATACATTGAAGAAAGATCCTGAACGACCACATATTTATTTTATGAGTAATTGTGTGGCGAGTATTGCAACGTTACCTGTATTGCCTAGAGATGAAAAAGATCTAGATGATGTAGATACCAATGCAGAAGATCACGCTTACGATATGGTACGATACCGTGTGTTAGACGGTAAACGAAATGGCTCAATTACTTTTGAGGTTGAATATTAATGGCTAGTACAAATGCAAACGGCACAATTGGAGTAGGATTTATTCGTAAAGAAATTACGAGTAAACGTAATGAATGGGCTGTTATCCGAGATTGTTTAGAGGGTGAGCAGACAATTAAATCTAAAGGATTTACTTATTTGCCTTACCCTAGTACAAATAGCAAAGACGAAAATTGCACCAATGAAAACGATCCACGTTATATGGCATACAAAGATCGTGCTAATTTTATGAACGTAACCCGTAGAACGATTTACGAACTGTTGGCACAGGTTTTCATCAAAGCTCCTGTTGTTGAAGTAAATAACAGCAAAATTATGCAATTATTGCTTGACAATGCGAGCGGTAATGGTATCAGCTTAGAGCAGTGTGCTAAAACTTCCCTCAAATATTCGTTGGCATACGCATATAGCGGTGTATTAGTGGATTTTCCCTCAACTGAAAAAAGTGTGAGTGTTAAAGATTACAATGAGGGCGTTTACCGTCCAACAATTACACCTTACAGCCCGTTTGCTATCCGTAATTTCCGTGTTAAAGATGTGGGTGCAGAAGAACGACTTGTGCTTGTGGTATTGCAGGAAAACACTTGGGAATACGACAGCGACGGTTTTGAAGTGAAAGAAGTGCCGAGCTTACGAGTGTTGCGATTAGACAGCAATAACGAGTATGTGCAGTCCATTTACAAGTCAAAAGATACCAATTATCACGGTGATATTGTAGGTTGGGATCTTGTATCAACCACAAAACCAACTACCGCAGACGGCAAGCCATTAAACGAAATTCCGTTTTATTTTATCGGTATGGAAAATAACAACCCATATCCTGATAATCCGATTATGTATGATCTTGCAACGCTTAACGTTTCGCATTACCGCAATAGTGCCGATTATGAAGAAACAATGTTTGTTGCAGGTCAAGCAACCTTGTTTGTGAGTGGTTTAAATACACAGGATAACGGCAAAGCACCGAGCATTAAAATGGGTGTAACAGGTGGCATTAATCTGAAAAACGGTGGTACAGCAGGTCTTTTACAAGCCAAAGCTGATAGTGGTTTAGCCGAAGCTATGGAAAAGAAAGAACGTGCTATGGCGAAATTCGGTGCGAAATTCCTCGAAACTGACAACGTGGCTAAAACCGCATATCAAGTTAAGGTGGAAAATCCCTCACAAGGTTCAATCTTGGCGAACTGTGCAGACAACGTTTCGAGTGCCTACAGCAAAGCACTGAAATTTGCTCACAATCTTGTAAATTTGCCTGATGACAAGGTAGAATTTGAACTGAACACCGACTTTGAATATAATCGTGTGGGTACGGACGAACAAAATCAAATCATTAATGCTTGGGTTGCAGGTGCAATCTCATTTACTGAAATGAGAGCGGTATTGAAACGAGCAGGTACGGCTACACAGACTGATGAAGAAGCTATGGCTGAAATCAAGAAACATCAAGCCGAGAAACAAGCAGAAGAATTAAAGCTTGCCGAAAAGCAGGCTAAAATAGGTGGCGATAACAAGCCAAATACTCAAACCAATAAAGGTGCAGAAAAATGAAATTAAAACGTAAAATTACTAAGGCTGAATTTGAAGCATTATCAGAAGTGCAACAAGGTTTATATGTTGCAGATAATGATGATTATGTGCTTGACATTGAAGATAGTGCTTTCGAGAACTTAAAAAGTGAGAAGAAAGCAATTCAAGACAAGTTAGCTAAATACGAAGCCGAAGAAGAAGAACGTATTCGTAAAGCGGAAGAACGTGCTAAAAAGAAAGCACTAGAAGAATACGAAAAGGCTAAAGACGACAAAGATATTGAAGCTATTGAGAAGTCTTGGCAAGAAAAATACGATAAGCTGAACGCTGAAAAAACGGCTTCTGATGAACGCTATTCTGAATATGTGAAGAAAGCATTGATCGATACAGAAGTTATGCGTATGGCTAATGAAATCTCAACCGCTCCTGCGTTGCTTGCTCCACACATTCGCAGTCGTTTAGATGTAGATTTCACTGGCGAACAGCCGAAATTGATCGTGCTTGACAATAACGGTATGCGATCTGCTAACACTGTTGCTGAATTGCAGAAATCTTTTATTGACAACAAAGATTTTAATGCTATCATTAAGATTACTACTGCTAATGGCGGTGCTAATAGCGGTAAATTCACAGAAACTCCTCACAATAGCGGTGCTAGTGGTGAAGTCAAACTAAGTAATTTAACTGACGAACAACTGGCAGAGCGATATAAAGCCAGTTCTGATAGTCAATAGAAAGGAACAAAATTATGGCTTTAACTCAAACACAGGTATTTGAAAATACCGTCTATAATGTGGGTAAAGATTTGCTCAAAGAAAACGTTGAAGTGTTTAACGGACACTCAAACGGTGCAATCGTTTTATCACACCAATCAATTCAAGGTGATTTCGCACAAAGTCTTGATTTAGTGTTAGGTAACGATTTAATCAAATCTCGTAACCCGTATGCACAAACAGCATTAACCGATAAAGGCTTCACTCGCCAATCAGATAACATTGTTAAACTCGGTATGGGCTTAAATCCAATCTCTTGGACTAACGCTGAATTTAACTGGGTTAAACAAAATCCTGAATTAGCAGGTGTGAAAATCGCTCGTGCTATGGCAAACCAAACTATGCAACGTATGGCTGAATTTGCTATCGGTTCTGTTGCAACCTGTTTAAACAAAAACGTTAAAGTTAAACGTGAAATTGCACCAACTGCTAAAATTTCACATAACGATTTTGTGCAGGCTCTTGCTCCTATGGGCGACCAATTCAACAGTATCGAATTGTATGTAATTCATTCAAGCACATACTTTGAATTATTGGAAACCACATTCAAAAACGCTGAACGTTTGTGGGTATTTGGTGATTTTACTGCTATGAAAACGGCATTAGGTCACACTTTCTTAATTACCGACAACAAAGGTTTATTAGGCACTAACGCTGTTTACAGCTTAGGCTTGAAAAAACATTCTGTATTGGTTGGTACGGAAAACGACTTTGCACACGCAACTGTGCCGATCACAGGTCAAGAAAACTTGGCATATCGTTATCAAGCAGAGTGGACGAGTGCGTTGAAAGTTGCTAACTATCGTTATAAAACTGGCGATAATATGAATGGTTTAACCTATTCAGCAGTAACTACGGCAACGAACTGGGAAGCTATTTCAGATCAAGCCAAAGACGAAACTGGTGTGATTATCGTTAAGAAAACAGCTTAATGCAGTCAGCAAGGGTGAGTAGCTTAGGCGAAAGCCCTTTTTAAAAGGTATTAAATGATGAAAAAACCTAGTATTGCAATCTTTTGCGTTAGTAATGAGCAAACGGAAGAAGAATTAGCGTTATTTCAAAAATACGCATATTACTCGCCTGTTGGCTACAATGTTAGTAACCTATCAGACGGTGATTTTTTAGTGTTTGACGGTGCTTGTGGTGCTGTGCCTGAACGTTATCAAGGTGTGCCGACCGCAGATGAAATCATCAAACAATATGAAGATTATCTCGCAACGTTAGGTGTTGCAGTCGGTGGCAAAGCTCCCGAAGCCCCTAAACGTGGACGAGCAACAGCTTCTGTTGGTTTTAGCGAAGAATAAGGTACAGGAAAATGGCTGAATTAATTGTTGAAGATATGACGGGTTTAGAAAATGCCAACTCTTATTGTAGTGTGGCAGAATATCGCACATTCGCAGAATTGAACGATTACGATCCGTTAGAAGATAAAGATTTAGTCGTTTTCCTTGCACGAGCTACAAACTTTGTAGATAGCCTTGAAAATAGTTTTGTAGGCAAAAGGCTAAACTCCTCACAGTCTTTGGCTTTCCCTAGAGTGATTGAGGGATCTTGTAGTAAAACTCCGCACCTTTATTCAATGAGCAACCTCAAAAAAGCAGTTCTCTATGCAGTGGTGGCTCAAAGCGAGGGGTTTAGCCTATTACCTACGACAATCTCTAAAGATGATTATATCTCTAAAGAGAAAATCGAGGGAGCGTTAGAAGTACAATATTCTAGCGAATATTTTAGCAAAAACGTGCTATCTAAATTTCCAATTATTGAACGTTATTTAACGGAATATTTAAGTAGCAATGTAACACAGTTGAGTATTTACAGATAATGGGTAATCCTTTATATTTAAGATTTAATCTTTTAGCTAAACGTTTAATTAAAAAATACGGATATAGCAAGGTTAAATTGGTACAACAAACTAAAACAGGCAATTCTTGGGAAAATGATTTTGTTGAAAAGACTTATCTCACAGATTGCTTGATTGTGCCGTCTAGTAAATATTCAAAAGAAACATATCGGCTTAACGGTGGAAAGGATATAGTGGAAAATAACTATGTGGCATTTATACCACATACTACCTTTAAGCCGACACTTAACGATAAGATTGTTACTAAAAACGAAGAATATACGATTGCGAGCGTTATTGCGATTAATCCTGACGGTTCGCAAGAGATTATCTACAAACTGGAACTTAAATAATGAACGCTATTGAAAACACAAATGCGTTGTTTACGTTTTTAGAAACAACATTACAAAATCTCTTTAAAGAAAAGGATTTAAAGGTAGAATTGTTATGGCATAGCAACGTATTACCTGAAAATAATCCAAATATTTGTAGAGTTTATGTAAATCGTAGAATTGTAAACGAAGAACAAGACACACTGGCAATTAATGTAGCCGAAATGGGTAGAGTACGCTATAATACGCAAGGCGTGTGTGTTGTTAGCTTTTTTACGCCACGCTCTATTAATGGTGGTTACGCAAAAACTGAATGGATTGCACAGGCACTTAAAAACGCTCTACGTAAAGAACGGTTTAAATGTTTGTGGGTACGCAACGTTACAGCAACCCCCTTTAATATGGAAAACAATAGCTATCGGTATGACCTATCGTTTAGCTATGAATTTGACGAAATCGTTTAAGGTACAAAATTATGGCAACTTGTGAAACGAAAAAAATTGATAGTAACGTAGTAGGTCTAAATTATGCCGAAGAAGAATGTTTAGGTGTATTGCCGACAGTTCCGAAATGGTACGCATTAGAGCCGAATAGTTATTCAGACTTTGGCGGTGAATTATCAACGGCAAGTCGATCTCCTATTTCTGCGAGCCGACAAAACAAGAAAGGTGCTGTAACGGATTTATCCGCTAAAGCAGGTTTTGAGTTGGACTTTACCCACACTGCGTTGAATGACCTCTTACAAGGTTTATTCTTTGCAGATATGCGTAAAAAAGCAGAATTACCTGTATCTGCTGTTACGGCAACTGGTTTTACAGTAGCAGGTAACAGCAAAATCAAGGCAAATGATATTGTTTTGGCGAGCGGTTTTACTACTCCTAGCTTAAACAAATCGTATGTGGTAACTGGTGCAACGGCAACTGAAATTGCAGTAGCAGGTGTTACTCAAAAAGCCGAGAAAGGTACAGTGCAGGTCGTAGGACATTCTTTCGGTGCAAACGATCTAAAATTTGTAGTAGATAACAAAATCTATGCAATTCAATCAACCACTAAAAACTTAACCGAGTTAGGCTTAATTGAGGGTGAATGGATTTTCGTAGGTGGCGACAATGCAAATGAACAGTTTGCAAACGTTAAACCATTCTACGCACGAGTAGAAAGCGTTACTGCTAACAAAATTACTTTTGATAACGGCACATTCCCTGATAATCTTGCAACCGATAACGGAGCAGGTAAAGCTATCAAGGTGTTTGTGGGTACTGTTATCAAAAATGAAAACGATCCTGCGAACATCAAACGCAGAAGCTATACATTTGAGCGAACTCTTGGTAAAGTTGCTTCAACCAATCAAGATCAAGCTGAATATGTAACAGGTGCGGTTTTCGGTGAGTTTTCATTCAAAGCAAGTCAAGGTGAGTTCGCAAAAGCTGAATTAACCTTTACGGCAACCGACAGTCAATATAAAACTGGTGCATTACTTTCCAACGGTAAACTAACTTCTGCTAAAGGTGAAAGTGCGTTTAATACGGCAGTTGATATGCGAGCTATGCGTTTAAGCCTTGTTGATAAGACTAAAACGGTATCTGCTCCATTATTCGCTTACTTGACCGAACTTTCATTAGAAGTAAACAACAATTTATCTGAAAATAAAGCATTAGGCGTTTTGGGAGCTATGGACGTTAGTGCAGGGAATTTCGAGGTAAAAGGTTCTACAACCGCTTACTTTGCGACAACCGAAGCACAACAAGCCGTCCGTAATTATTCAGATGTTGGTTTAAGTGCAATCTTTGCGAAAGAAAACATTGGCTTTTTATTTGACATTCCTCTGCTTGGTCTAGGTGGCGGTCAAAACAGTGTGGAAAAAGATAACCCGATTACTACTGCTCTTGATATTCAAGGTGCAGAAAATAAAAACGGTTATACTTTAATGTATGTTACATATCCATACTTGCCAACTGTGGCTATGTAGTGTAAACTTAAAACCGCTTAGAGAAATCTAGGCGGTTATTTTATCAATTTAATAAATAAAGGTGCAAAAAATGAAAGCAGTAAATATTTACGCTAAATATCAAACAGACAGCGATTTAGAGTTAAAAACTGGTGCTAAATTCTACATTGACGAAGAAGCTGATAGCTATATCTTAGTTAAACGCTTAACAGGTCGTAACAAAGAATTAATGAAAGCACAGGCTGAATTAGATAAAGAATTAGGTGATCGACAAGACGAAGAAGCAGGTAAAAAACGCCTTGCTCTTTATGTAGATCAATTAGTTGTAGGTTGGCACAATATTGCAGGTGCGGACGGCAAACCTTTAGAATATACCCCTGAAACAGCAAAACAGGTGCTTTTAGATTTACCTGATTTGCTTGATTTAGTGGTTGCATTTACCACAAACGCTGAAAACTATCGTGTGGTAAACGTAGCAAAAAATTAGTAGAGGTATTGCTTTATCAAATTAAACACGGCAAGCACGAACAGGCATTAATCGAAATGGTTAGGAAGAATGGTGGTGAATTGCCTGATTTGATAAAAAACAAACCTACACTTTTAAACGAGGGCTTGCAATTTTATATGCAAGCCTTTTTTACGTTAGAAAGTGAGCGTTATCCGAGCCAGTACGGACTTATGCCAATACCTATTACGAAAATTATCGAATATGGTCGTTTTTTAACTTATTCGGACTGTGAAATGGACGATTTTATCTATATAATAAAAGAGTTAGATCACGCTATATTAGAATACTGGAATAGCAAAAATGCGAACGCTACATAAAGCATTTACGAAGCAAAAGCAAGACATCAAACAACGAGCCAACGTAGCTAAAATTAGGTTGGCTCAAGCTGTTGCTTTTAATTTGATAATGGAAACCCCTGTTGATACTTCTACCGCACTTTCAAACTGGCTTGCAGGAATACGCAACCCGAAGTCTAAGAAAGTGAAAGCTCATTTTGTAGGCATTGACGGGTCTACACATAGTCAATCTTCCTCTATGGCTTATGCCGTTGCGAATACTGTTATACAACGAGCAAAAGTAGGTCAAACAATCTTTATATCTAACAATATCGAATATATCAACTTGTTAAATCAAGGTTATAGCAAGCAAGCACCTGTAAATTTCATTGAATTAGCAGTTGCTAAATCTGTAAATCAATTAAAAGGTATGAAATTATGAGTGATATTCAAGCAAATGTAGTTATCAATGATAAGATTGATAAGAACATTGAAATAAAACTCACAGCACTTGCTGATAAATCCTTAAAAGCAAGTGATAATATCACACGCTTAAATAATGCAATTAAAAATTTATCTGTAAATAATATTAACGCAGTTAAAACAGCTTTGCAAGGTTTAAGTAATATAAATCCGCTTAAAAATGTAAATTTAGGTGCATTGCAACTCGTAAATAGTATTAGTAAAAGTCAAGTTGCATTGGCACAAGCAAATGCTAGTATGGCGAAAGCTCAACTTGCAAGCCAACGATTAGCAAGTGAGCAAGCCCGAACAGCAAATATTGCTCAACGCAGTGCAGATCAACAAGCAGTAGCAAGTGCGAGAATTGCTGAAATCAAAGCAAGAGAGCGTGTAGCAGAAGAACGATTAGCTTCTGCAAAAGCTCTAACCGCACAACGACAAGCCCGTTTGGACGAAATCACTAAACGATCTGCTAACGGTATCAAAGTTTATCAAGGCGGTTTACTTGGCTTATTTGCAACGATTAATAACGTTACCGCAGGTTTAGCTAACTTTGGCAAATTCATTGATTTTGGCGACACTTACCAACGCTCAATTAACAAATTAACGTTAGTAACGAAGTCAGCAGAAGAAGCTCGAAATCGCTTGACAGCATTAACCACAGGTGCATTAGCAAGTTACGGTAATCTTGAAAGTTATACCGCACTTTATACTCGTTTAGATATGGCATTGAAGAATGTAGGTGGTACAGCAAGCGAAGCTATGGCTGTTACACAAACATTGTCTAAAACGGTTGCATTGGCAGGTTTAACATCAGCAGAAGCAAGTTCTGCTTTACTTCAAATCTCACAAGCATTTAACAAAG